CGGAAGCACCTGACATAAAAAATGATAAAGAAGCTATGTGGGAATGGATTAAAGCGACTAAGAAGCCTTTTTACAAAACTTATCTCGCCTATAAATCACTTGACGAGTTTAGAAAAATTTATGGTTATGATTTATGTTCTGATGAGTCACCAATTATGAAAAAAATATCTAACGCAAGAAACAAAGATAAGGTAATTAATAATTTTGTAAAAGATTTAGATAAAATTGTGCGAGAAAAATCGGGCGTTCATGGGTTTGGTATCTCCCCATCTACTGTTGCAATTCTTATTAATAAATTAATTAAGAAAAGTTGTTGACTCAAATTTTAAACCGCTGTACAAAGAAAATATGAAGTACGTTGAAACAGGAATCCCCGCTTTCCGCATAGATGAATCTGAGTTGCTGTACATGAGACTTGGTGAATGGGTTGTATCTTTTGAGGGCTACGACTATCAAACCGACAATGACAGAACTCTTGGCCCAGCCAGAAAAAAGCATCAATTTTTTGGAGCTAGACTTGGCCTTACTGAACAGTGTGACTTTAATTGTAATGATTGGTGGAGTCCACGTTATGATTTTGATGGGTATGGTCTTTACTTTGATGACAGTTATGGCAACTACCCTTTTCAACCTAATTGTCACGAATACTGGCAAAGTGCTGGTAAGTATATGCTTTGGGAAGCTCACGCTTGGAAGCATCGTTCTAAAAACTGGTGGCAAGCTAAAGCAATCATGGAGGAGAGAGTATGGAAGCAACTCACGAATCCGTATAATAATTTAGCTCATAAGTGGAGTGGGCGTACATCTCCACTAGAGACTATCGAAGCCCAAGGGCTTGATAAAAGTGACTTGCATCTTGAAACAATCCACCTCTACAAAGAGTTTGATTCTAAAGAAGAAAAGAACGAAGCCATTAAAGAATATCACATCGGTAATCTTGTGAAAGAAATCGAAAGAATAGAGGCAATCCCTTACGGGAAAGGAATATAATGAGCAAAGAAAAAGAAGCCATAATGGCAGTATTACAAACCTACGGACTCAAACAGGCTAACTTAACGTCTGAATTTGCGAGAGAGCAAATCGCAGATGACATCATGGAAGCTCAGAAAAAAGTCTGGACAGAAGCATTATCTAAAATGGGATTGGAATTGAAATGAACAGAAAAGTAGACACCTCAAAAACTAAGAGAAATGTTTTAGTTACGAAAGCCAAGACAAAATCAAAGAAGCAAACTATTAAATCTAAAAACAAATTTAAATTAAATTAATTATGAAAAAATACCTATGTATCGAGGATGGTGAGCATTTCATCATAGAAGCAAAAGATTGGGAAGAAGCACAAGAGAGTGCCGCTATGTATAACGGACAAGTAATCGAGGAGATGCCGTAATGAAAGACGGCGAACAAGAAGAAATATGTATCAGCGTAATTGAAGATGATACAATCGCTTATTTAGAAATGGCTCGCCTTGCAATGGCAATGGTAGGCGATGAAATCGCGGAAGAGATGGATTTGTCTGATGAAGAATTCCTCCGCTTGCGCGACCAGCTACACCGACTCATGGAGGATTAAATATGGGATACAAAATACTTGACGTTAAAGCAGACATCCACGAAGATGTGAAGGAGCATTGTAGGTATCTGGAATCTATTTACCCAACAATAGGTGGATATTTTGAAGAGATGCAAGAAGGTGTTCTTGACATTGTAGATAAACACTTTGAAAAGATAGAACGATGAAAAGCCAATACTATATAAAAGTTAAATACAACTATGATGGACATGAGCGTTGGGAGCTTACGGAAGGTAAATTTGCTAATGAAAATGCGGCTCGTAAAGCGTATGAAGCAAGGGGTAAAGCAATGAACTTCACCATACTTAAACTAAAAAAGTATGAGCATTTTCATGCGTCAAGTGGAAAATGGCTACTAACAACTTTTAAAAAATAGAACAATGGAAACTAATCCTAATAGCCCAAGACCAATACAGGCACAGTTATGTCATCAAGCACTCGAAAAAGCTCGCCCTTGGGGTCTGGAAGCAGAAGTAATGTGGAGCGCGATGAACATTGCAGCAGAAGCAAATGCTCACAGCACGACATTTGAACAGGCATTAGATCAAGCATTGCAAGAATGGGACTTGACTTAATTTTTAAATTGAGAGAGAATAAAACACATGAAGGAATATGAGATTGTTGAAAGGTCAAGTGGTTATTGGATCGTTGACGATGAAGGGTTCGCCCAAGGCCCATACGATACACTAAAAGATGCGGAGGATGATGTCCCGCCCACAGCAGATTTACAATATCCACTTTTAAATACAGAAGATTAAAAATGAAAACTTTAAAGAATAAAAACGGAACAAAGTATGTGCGCGTTCCCGATAAAAAAGCGCACGAAATCCAAGGCATCAAGGAACTACTTGACAATGGTTGGAAATTCTGCTCAAAGGCAGATTGGAAGAAAAAGGTGCGTGACGCTGCACCCAAAAAGAAAGCGAAAAAGAAAGATGCCTAACAATAACAATCACAGGTCTGTAAACACATCAGCCAATTATATACCAACACTTAAAAACAAAAACCCAGTAAAAAGTTCTGATGAAGATTGGTGGAATGAAATGTGTAAAAAGCACAAAACTAAGAATCATTGGAAGAAAGAAAAAAAGAAACTAATTGATAAAGAAGATGATCCTTCTTCTGACGAATAATTAAATTAATTAAAAATTATGAGCAACGGACATTACAAACTAATATGGGAATCCAACAGCAGGGTGAAGCATTTCGTAGCCCTTGGCATACTTGAGCCACAGTGCGTAATTCCCAAAACCACAACCGCCAGCTTTCCAATGGATTGCGCTACGGTAAGGATGCAGCAGATGCAATACGACCTACCCTTTATCACGATTCACTTCAAAGGGTCGGAGAAGAAAGCAACGTCATCAAACCATTGGTCATACATACCAACCATGCGTATCAATTTTGGAGGCGATGGCACGATGTGGACTCGTCACAACACCTGTACCGTCAGTGGCGACCTTGACCTTGATGCTTGGCCTATTGATGCCGTGGATGCCGTTGTGGATGCCGTGAAGCTCGCGTTTGAGTTAGAAGGTGAAAAAGAAACCCCCGTAGGCCCAACAAACAAAAGTCGATTTCATGCGCTTTTGAAGTTTTCAGCAGATCAAGCCACGCGCAAGAATGACGTAGTTAAAGGTGGACTCTACAAAGCGATGACCGCTGGACATACCGATGGATGTGGTTATGATGACTAATATGAAAAACCTTTTAGGTGGCATC